ACATTAATGAAATATATTTTGGATTTAGAGTGCGATAGCTTTTTGGATAAAGTAACTAAGATTCACTGCATAGTGATGAAGGACATAGAAACAAACCAGGTCTTTACTGATTTGGATGAGTGTCTGGAGTTATACCAACAAGCAGAATTAATTATTGGACATAATGTTATGGCCTTTGATTGTAAAGTAATTGAAAAGATTACTGGTTTAAAAACTGAGGCAGAACTTTTTGATACCTTGATTGCCTCAAGATTAGTTTGGTCACATATAAAAGAATACGATTATAAAAATGTACATTCTGGGTACCCTTCTAAGTTAGTAGGTAGACAGAGTTTAGAGGCTTGGGGTTACAGGCTTAAATTAAATAAAGGCACACCACCAACTGAGTGGGATATCTTTACACCAGAGATGTTAGAGTATTGAAAACAAGATGTAGAGGTAACTCATGTTTTATATAATAAAATATTATCTAAGAATTATTCTCAATTAGCTCTAGACCTAGAACATAAAGTCCAAGCTACATGTATAGGAATGATGACTAATGGTATTGAGTTTGATACAGCTAAAGCTAGAGAATTATATAGTGTGTTATCAGATGAGAGATCTAAACTTGAAAAACAATTAACAGAGTATTTTCCACCTTGGGAAGAGACTGAAGAATTTATACCTAAAGTAAATAATAAATCCAGAGGTTACACTAAGGGCGAACCCTTTATTAAAAAGTGGACTGTAGATTTTAATCCTAACTCTAGAGATCACATAGCTCAGAGACTCAAGGTACAAAGAGGATGGGTGCCAACAGAGTTTACTCCAGATGGTAGACCTAAAGTAGATGATAGTGTATTAGCTAATTTAGAATGGAGTGAGGCTAAGTTTTTAGCACGACTCTTCATGATCCAAAAACGATTAGGTCAATTAGCCGAAGGTAAAAATGCTTGGTTAAAATTAGAACACCAAGGTAGGATTTATCCTACGATTAATACCAATGGAGCAGTAACAGGTCGTTGCACACATGCTACCCCTAATCTAGCTCAAGTACCTAGTGTTCAAGCAGAGTTTGGAGATCAGTGTAGAGATTTATTTATTGCTAAAGAAGGGTATCTTTTAGTAGGTGCTGATATGTCTCAGTTAGAACTGAGAATGTTAGGTCATTATATGTACCCCTTTGATGATGGTCAGTATGCTAATGATGTTATCAATGGGGATATTCACACTAGAACTTTACAGGCCTTAGAATTAAAACCTAACCAAAGAAATCTAGCTAAGAAGTTTATCTATACATTCTTATATGGTGGTGGTGCTAAAAGAATAGGTGAGACTATGAATAAAACTACTCAAGAAGGAAAGCAATTAAGAGAGATGTTTCTAAAAAAAATACCTGCATTAAAAAAATTAATAGATCAGGTTCAATTATCTGCGGGTAAAACAGATGACCTTAAAGGTTTAGATGGTAGAAGGATTTATGTTAGATCCCCTCATGCTGCACTTAATTGTTTATTACAAAGTGCCGGAGCTATCTCTAGTAAATACTGGGTTGATAATTTGAGATGTTATTTATCAGATGATATTAGATTAGTGGGTTGGATACATGATGAAGTCATTTTAGAAGTGAAAGAAGATCAAGCACATTATGCTAAGAAAATTGTAATACAAGCAATAGAAGATATAACTGATCGTGCAAAATTAAGAGTACAACTAACCGGAGACAGTCGCATTGGTAAATCGTGGAAAGATATTCATTAAGTTAGGACAAAAATTTATTAGCTTACCTTTATCTGGAAAGATATTAAAAAAAGGGGATCATGAAGGTGGTTTATTTTTTATAGGTTATGTAAAAGGTAAAACTGCAACTAAAGAAAAATGGTGTGATCAGAAATCTTGGTGGCATATGAATATAAGAGAGGCGAGAAGAGGTGCTAAAAATAGGGCCGCAGTTAAAAATATTAAATTTGATTTATCGGTAAGCTATTTAAAAAGTATTTATCCAGATGATAGCTTATGTCCAATTTTTGGGTGTGAGATGTCTTTTGGTAATACTCTTAAATGGAGATCCGCCTCACTTGATAGAGTGGATGTAGACCTAGGATACATAGAAGGAAATGTTCAGTGGATCTCGTTAAAGGCTAATACCCTTAAAGGGAATGCACACCCCTATGACTTATTAAGATTAGCAACGTATACAGTTAACCAACTCAGAGAGAAAAATGAAAAAGAAAAATAATAACAGTAAAATTTTAATAGATGGGGATATTATCTGTTACCAGATTGCAACTAAAATAGAAGAGCCTATACATTGGGGTAATGATATGTGGACACTTCATAGTGACTTTGGCAGCGCTAAGTTTATTTTTAATAACTACATTAAAGATCTTAGGGAACAGTTAGGAATCCATGAGGTTCTTATTTTTTTAACCAGTGGTAGTAACTATCGAGATTTAATTTACCCTGGGTACAAAGGAAATCGTAAAGGTAAACGTAAGCCTACTTGCCTTCATGTTATGCGAAGGTGGTTAGAAGAAGAGTGGGATGCAATTACCGAACCCAGACTTGAGGCAGATGATCTATTAGGGATCTATGCTACTAACCCTAAGTATAAAGGAAGTATTATAGTCTCACTGGATAAGGATCTTAGAACTATACCTGGAAAGTTATCAGCAGATGGTATTAAAGTTGAGAGAATTACCAAGCAAAAATCAATTTATAATCATGCTACTCAAATTCTATGTGGAGATAGCACAGATAATTACCCAGGTTGTCCAGGAGTAGGGCCTAAAACTGCCGCTAAGTTATTAGCTGAAGTTAAACCTACTAGAACTATGAAAGGTTATTGGGAAGTAATTAAAGCTGCTTATAAAAAAGCCGGACAATTAGAACATGATGCGATCATACAAGCACGAGTAAGTTACATATTACAATGGAGAGACTATGACTTTAAAACAAAAAAAGTTGCTATCTGGAAACCTTGATCCAGTAAACAAGCCTGATCATTATCAGGGAACAGTAGAATGTATAGATGCTATTGAGGCATCTCTATCACCAGAGGCATTTAAAGGTATGCTCAAAGGTAACTGTATGAAATATCTTTGGCGCTATGAGGTAAAGCAAAAAATTAAACCCTTAGAAGACCTTGAGAAATGCCAATGGTACTTACAGAGATTAATCAATACATTAAAAGGAGATAAGCAGTAACCCAAGTACATGCTTAGATAATATTATGAGTATATTAAACAAAACTAAATCAGATCTACCTATTACTACAGGAGATTTAATTGAATACTTAGATAAAACTTTTCCAACACAAAGCATTACACCATCAGATACTATGCCGAGCATCTATTATAGATCAGGGCAGAGAAGTGTCATTGACTTTTTAAAGGAAAAAACCAAACAACAGGAAACTTAGGAGTTATTTTATATGTGTAGATCATCAAGAGCCGCACCGCCACCACCACCAGCACCGGCCGCAGTACCCACTCAGGCTTTTTCAGACAAAATCCCAGAGCTTAATCTAGCAATAGAATCAGATAGTGATGCGGAGACTAAGAAAAAGAAAGCTAAAAAAGCAGGTAAGAAGTCATTGAGAACTGATTTATACACTGATGATTCTAGTCCAAACTTAAACATACCTAATTAGGATACTTATAAATGACATCAGAAAATATTAAAAAATTATATGCTAAATTAGATGCTAAGAAACATCAGTTTGTTGAGAGAGGTAGAGAGTGTTCTGAACTTACCCTATCTTCTTTACTACCGCCAGAAGGCTTTGGTAGCTCATCAGAACTCTATACACCTTACCAAAGTGTAGGTGCTAGAGGTGTTAACAATTTAGCCTCTAAATTATTATTACTATTACTACCCCCTAATGAACCTTTCTTTAGATTAACTACTAGTAATAAAATCAAGCAAGAACTTGAAGATAACGAAGAGTTATTAACTGATGTCGAGAAATCTTTAGCTAAGATTGAGAGAGAAGTAATGAGATTCATTGAAGAGTCAGCATTACGAGTCTCATTATTCGAGGCTTTAAAACATCTTATCGTTACTGGTAATGTATTAATTTCATTACCTAAAAATAATAAGATGAAGATTTATAACATTACTCAATACTGTATCCAACGAGATGCAGATGGTAATCTTATTAGAATTATTATTAAAGAAGGTGTCTCACCTACCTCACTAGATCCAGAAACTAGAGAGATGTGTCAGTTAACAGGTGATAAAGATACAGATGTAGATCTATATACTTCTATTGAAAAAGAATTAGATGGTAAATTTCATGTATACCAATGTTGTAATGAAATTGTTATACCATCAAGTGTTGGAAAATATAAAGAAGATGACCTACCTTTTATGGCCTTGAGAATGGTTCGTGTTGATACTGAAGATTATGGTAGATCATATGTAGAAGAATTTTTAGGAGATCTAAAATCTCTTGAAGGATTATCTAAGTCACTATTAGAAACATCAGCAGCATCAGCTAAAGTTGTGTTCATGGTTAAACCAAATGCAGTCACTAAGAAACGAGATCTAGTTGAATCCAGTAATGGAGATATCATAACTGGGCATCGAGATGACGTAACAACGCTCCAAGCCGAAAAGCAATATGACCTTCAAGTAGTTGAAAGAGTTATTAATACTTTAACTGAGAGATTAGCATTTGCTTTCTTATTACAATCCGGAGTAATCCGAGATGCTGAACGAGTTACAGCAGAGGAGATTAGAAAACTAGCTAACGAATTAGAGTCCTCATTAGGTGGCCTATACTCCTTACTATCACAAGAATTTCAAGTACCTTTAGTAAACTTATTAATGAAAAGATTAGGATCAAGCGGTTCTATTCCTAAGTTACCTAAAGGATCAGTCAGTCCAGTGATCATAACTGGAGTAGCAGCACTTGGTCGTGGTAATGATCTGGCTAAAT